CTTTTTCTTTTTAAGATTAGCTAGTTTTTTAAAATCAGCACCAGTCAACTTGTTTCTTGGCTTTGCTACGCTAGCTATCTTCATTTGTTTTTTTGAGTATACTTTTCCTGGCATAATTACATCCCCACCTTTGGTGACCCATGACCTAGTATCTCATCCATGACACCACGCATATCGCCACTATCTACTTTCATTACTTTGACTTTCATATCGCCATCCATATGCTCTTCTTCCATCTCTTCTTCTTCATCTGGAAGAACCATACCTTGATAACATAATAATAGAAAGTTAACTAGCTGATCTGGCGTTAACTCCAATCCTGGCGAATCGTGAGAAAACCCCATTTTTTCCATGAATAGTTCAGCATTTTCATCCATGTTTTCTACATTAATATCAGCCATATTTTACTCCTTTTTTAATTTTTAAGTTGGCTACAAATCCTAGTCCATAACATATGCTCTCACCTATACGACTAACTACTTTAACAACCTTGCTTTTCTTTCCATATCTACCTTTAGATAAATCAAATGCCATTTGTTTTGCCCATGCTAGAGCTAGAGGCTTTGCTATCTTGTAAACAATACCTTTGTCTCTCATTTTTGTAGCTACATATTTACCCCATAAACAATATCCACGATAGATATTTGGGTCAACTCTCTTTCCATATACTTGATCATATTTGTAAATATATTTTTTCATATCGCCCATTTCGTATAGTGCAGTACATATATATGTGCCATCATCGCCACTAGCAGAAGCAGCATCGTCAGCAAATGATTTACTTAAATCTTTAGTATTTTTAATTGATGTTTGTGCTCCAGTCTGCTCTGTATTACCAAGACCAGTCGGGCCAGATTCGTTCACACCTGGTGATTTGCCAAACCCAAGAAATCCCCCAGTGCTTCCGCTATATCCAACACCTTTTCCACCACCTAAATCTCCAGTTGATCCTACTGCAGAATTAGTGACACCAAGTCCAGTTGGGTCTACATTTGTAATATTTGTTTTTGTTATTGTATTTGGCTTGTAGCCTTGCATTGGATTTAACCCTACAGTGTAAGCAGTAAGTCCTTTGCTCATTCCATAATTTTGCACTTCTGTGTCTGTAATATTTTTATCGTTATTTGCATCTATTTCTGACCTTAAATCTGTCAATGATTTTCCACTAAATCCTGATAAAACATCTGTAGGTTTGTTCATAGCTTGATTTGCTAATTGATTGACATTGTAACTCCCAATCATATTACCAACTGTCATAGGCACAGATAAAGGTGGTGCTACATATCCTAATGCAGTGGTTAAAGCAGTCTGTGGTGTAACATCGTATCCCATAATACTTCCTATAGGATTGTTTGTGCTTTGTAATCCTTTAGATAAATCACTAAACTCATCTTGAGTTAGGCTACCCAACCCACCTAAAGCTCCTATGTTATCCCCTACTGCCATAACTACCTCTTATGTATTAGGAGCATTGAAAGAATTTATTGCATCTCTAGGATTAAATGTTCTATCTTGACCCATAGGATTGTTTCTCATCATTAAATCTTGTGGTCTTTGCATAGGCATTGGCATTGTAGCACCTGTTGGAACGCCACTTAAAGCACCCATTGGTGGATTGACCATTTGTGGTTGCATCTGTTGAGTTGGCATAGGTGTACCTTCTTGCTTTGGTGCTTGTTGACCACTAAATTGTCTTGGATCGACTGGTGGCATATTTTTTTCCATAGCAACTGCTTCTATTGCAGTGGCTTCATCTAATCCCATATCCATTAGCATTTGTACTTTTTCTAAATCAGTCATTGCTGATCCAGTTTCTCTATTTATGTAACCTTGTGCAACCTCTAATTCTTGTGGAGTTAATGAGGCTCCAGTTGTTTGTCTCATTGGTCTATTTGCAATAAATTCACCCATATTATTTGGCATTGGTCTTGGTGTATCTACTGGGTTTCCTGTTACAGAATCTACCATTTCACCATTTGGCATTATTACGATTGGCATTATCTTAGCTCCTTTTGTAGTTTGATTGCGTTCTTTTCTCTCTCTAGTTGTAATTCTAATTCTAGCTTTTGCACTTTAGCTTGTAGTTCTTGTTGTAACTTGGCTTGTTCTATTTGCATATCTTGTTTGGCTTCTGCCTCATTGATTGCTAGTTTCTGTTGTGCTTTAGCTTGGTCTGCTTGTATTTGTACTTTTGTCCTAGCTTCTAAGGCTTGTGCCTCTAGTTTAGCAAGTTCTTGTGCATACTGTAATGGGTTTTGTGCTTGTTGTTGTTTAGACATAGCTACAAGTGGTTTGATGGCTTCCATTTGTGGTGCAGAATTAACTACCTCTGCTGCTCTCTGACTTATAATCATGTCAAGTTGTGGATCAATATCTTCAAACTTAAATTTAGGATCACGCAGATCAGGCATATTTGGTAGCGACATATTGATACTAGATTGCATCCGCTGCCTGTACAATAACGCTATATGCTCTGCTATATGTGCAATTAGTAATGGTTGCATAGCTCTAGCACCAGGGTTTCCAGCTAGTGATGGATCGCTAATGAACTGCATATGTACTGCAATATGACTGTCATGGTCTTGTTCTGGGAAGGCTCTTATTGGCTTACCATACATCAAACTCATATTTTCAGTTATTGGGTCTAGCTTAGATGCCTCTTCTGGCTTCTTTAGTATCTCATCTATATTGTTTATGCGTATGGCTTCATACATTCTTTTGAACGCCTCATACTGATCGTGTAGTTGAGGTGCTGACTGTGCCATCTGTAATACTGCTTGAGCTTGTGCAATTCTCTGTGCAGTGCTGAATATGTTAGGATCACTGACTGGTATTACATCTATTCTGCCATCAAAGTCTCTTGCAAATACAGTTGTGGATACGCCACTTTGTGCAAACTCAAAACTTTGTGGTAAATATTCTGCATTTAATTTTGCAAGTAATTTAAATTCTTGTCCTTGTGAATAGTGCAGTCTCTTATGTATAGCACTAAATGATTTGCTACCTTGTTCAATCAACGCAACTGTAGACCCAACGGGAGCATTTGGATTTACATCACCTACATTAAGATCGGCAGTACTAGCAAACCTTCTTCCTGCATCTGTTATGGCAGTCATCAAGTTGAACAAGGTATTGGATGGCTCTTTAAATGGTAAAGGCATTATAGCCTTGTTTACATCATCTACTGTAGCATCTAGGTCAGCAAACTCTCCTGGGTTGATTTGCATCTCACCCCCAGTAACTCTGCCTTTTAACTTAAAGCCACCTTGCATATTAGCAAAAGCCGCTGAATCTAATAGTGCTCTAAGTGATCCAGTTGCTGCTCTACCTAATCCACCTATCATATGATACAAACCAAATCCATAGAATCCAGTTCCTGGTAAAAATTTATAACTTACAAACCAATCTCTTTTCGCTTTCTTCTTATCTTCCTCATTCCAATTACGTCTTATACTTACTACTGTTTCTGCATCGTAATCAATTGTAACTACATAAGGCAGTGCTACTATATTTTCATCGTCATTATCGTCAGCACCATCTATGCCATCAAATGTTTCATAGCAGTGTATCTCTAGTAATGTCATTACCTCATCAGTAGATTCAGTATTGTAAGGATCAACGCCTTCTATATCGCTACCAATATCCCCACTTGGGTCTATGTCATCTGACATATATTTACTTGGTAGATAGTGCCCAGTCTTTACATATTTATTAAAATCGTTTCGTGGCATTCTAATTACATGAGTATATCTAGATGAGGTGTATAAATCTTTACTCTCTGGCGATACTACAAAATCTTCTGCTTTCACGAATTGAGAACACTGCCTTTCTAGGTTTGCATCCCACCATACTTTTTTAAATGTGTGACCAATCAAAGGTAGCTGAAATAACATTTGATCTAAGTCTGGAAAGTATTCTGGCATCTCTTGAGTAATCTGATAATTCATATAATCTTTTACTCTTCGTGCTTGTTCTTCCATCTCCTCACTAGGCTCACCGACTATAACAGTCTTGACTGGACCACCACTTGGATATAGTTCTGCTATTGCTTTTGCATTAAATTGTGTTGCTGCTTCTGCAATCATAGGATGAACTACTGTACTAAGTCCTCTAGTAGCTCTTTGGTTTTCTTCTTCGTCTTGACCACCATTAGGATCAAGAGTTTCTAATCCTCTTTTGTATCTACTTTCCCACTCTGATCTAGCTTCTTTATCTGTCTCATAGTTATGGATTAGATCACTTGCCACACGATTAAGTTCTTTTTCATCTATATCTTCAGCAATGTTTTCATCAAAGCCAGTATCTTTTTCTTCTACTTTGTCTAGCTCTGGATCACCAACTAGAACTTCATCATTACCTATTTCTTCAACTTGAAAATCATCAGAAGGCATAGCTTCTGCAAATGGAATTACTTGTGGTTCTCTAGCCATATATAGTCATCCTTTTTTCTTCTAATTGATCATCTTCGTCATAATCAGTAGAATGCGTGATAAACCAACCTTTTCTTAATCTTAGCCAAGCCTGTGTACAAGTGTCAACTATATCATCATTATCACCCGCAGGAAAGGCTGAACATATATCAATTAAGTTTTTTGCCCATTTTTTTCCTGATGGATAATATATTCTACCATCTTCTAGTAATGCAGAACTACTATGTGCCCTAGCAATCTTATCTCTATCTGGCGAATATGCTAACACTGGAACGCCACCCATTCGTAAATCTTGTAGTAAACTTTGTCCACTTGCCTTCTTCTCTATTAAGACTGCATCGGGTTGCCATTCATCGTAAGCCTCTTGTGCAAGTTTTCTCAACTCTGGATACGTTACTCTGTCATACCACATTTCTACTACCATTGCGTTAACTTGCCCATTTTGTCTAAATATACCCCATGTAGTTCTTGCACTATAACTGCTCGTTTCTTTTGTACTAAATGCAGTATCATAACTTTGCACCAAGTATTCTATCTCTGGCAGATCGTCTTTCTCCCAGGGAACCCACCATTCTGCTTTTAATATTCCACCTCCTTTGGGCATAGGTCTCTGTTGCAACTGACCTGCACTTGCGTATGTACCCAAACTTTTTTCCAAAGTATTAAGAGTTTTCTCATCAATCCTCTTCTGCCACAACAACTCCCCTTCTTTTGTTCTAGGGTCTGTGAAGCCAAGTGATGACTTCGTTGGTGTTGGATGTCCGATTTCATATCTTGCAGGTAAACAAAGATGATCCCAATCATTATACTCATTCGCTAATATATGTCCAGTAAGGTCGTTCTCATGTACCCTCTGCATAATTATAATAAAGGCTCCAGTTTTAGGATCATTCAATCTTGTCTGCATGGCTTGATCCCACCACTCAAGAACGCCCTCTCGCACAGTTGATGATTCTGCTTCCCTTACATTATGAGGGTCATCTATGACAATAATGTCTCCACCTTCACCAGTTAATGCTCCATCTACAGACGTTGCAATCCTCTGACCAGTTTTATCATTCTCAAATCTTTGCTTCTGATTTTGGTCAGTGGTTAATGAAAATGTATCTCCAAAGTAACTTTTATACCACCTACTGTCAATCAATCTTCTACATTTGACACTATCTCTAATAGATAATGATCCAGCATAACTAGCAAATAAAAATCTTTTTGATGGTTGTATTGTCCAAGTCCAAGCAGGCAGAGCTACTGCTACGCTTATAGACTTCATATGTCTTGGGGGTATATTTATTATTAGCCTTCTTATTTTACCTTCTACGACTGCTTGTAGATGTTCTGACACTGCATCAATATGCCAATTGTCATAAAAGTCTCTGCCTGGCTCAATCGCTGACCACGATCTCTTTGTGAACACCTTCAATGATCTCCTCATCTTTTCTTGTGAGGCTCTGCGTTGAAGCTCTTCTAAGGGTTCGTTCAAGGTTGTCAAGTTCCTCATCTGATATCCTAGTTAAGTCTATTACTTGTTTATGCTCTACTATAGTTTCTTTCTCTATCTTATCTTGCCAACCCGCTCTGTTTTTCAGATAAAATATCATTGCAGTATTATCGCCTTCTAGTGCCTTTTCAAATAACTTATTAGTTACTTGTTGTATGCCTTTACCCTTACCTCTTTTTATAGCATTTGAAAACTCTGTAAATTCGTTTTGTTTATCATACAATGTAGATGTAGCCATACCCATAACTGCTGCTATCTGTTCTTGTGTAAGTCCTTGAGATGCATAGGCTTCTGCTCTTTCACACATCTCTTTTGTAACTACAAGTTTTGGTCTGCCAACCCTTTTACTTAGCTTCTTGGTTTTTTGTTTCATTTCCCTCTCTCTTATCGTGATAAACAATTACTAGAGCTTCACATTTAGGACAAGATAAATTAGTTACTATTGAGTGCTCTTCATCATCTTCTGTAGGTATATCGTGATCACCACCCCAAATTAATTCTGTGTTACACGCCCAGCAATTCATAACCCCATCTCAAATTGTTCATCTTCATTAATGTTTGTATCTACATTTTTTTCAAACCCAACTTTCTCATTAGCTCTTAACCTTGTGTAGAGTTTAAAGTCTTGTTCTTTCAAACATAGCATAGCATCTTCATACTTTTGATCTAGTATTTTTTGTGTTTCTTCATCTATATCAGACGTAATATCCATCTTTTGAACTTTCTACTTCTTCTTCATAAACTTTTTTAACATTGTTAAAATTAAAATACACTTGACCTATGTGCCCATACACACCTTGTTCTCTGATCTTTCTTGTAATGATTTGTGTAGAATTATCTTCAAAGTCTCTATGTACTACAAGAGCTACGTCACTCATGTTTGCCCAATGTGCTGACCCACTAACTTGATAAAGATCAGGTGGTGGTATTACTCCACTGTCATTCCGCTGCAGCTTGTGTGGGTGAGCTACCATCCAAACAACCATTTGGTGGTTTCTTGCAAACTGCTGACACTTAGCAATTATATCTCTTATGTGCTCATCTTCTCTTTTGGCATAGTCACGATCTGGGCTTATCTGATTGAAAGGATCAATAACTAAACCTTTGATACCAAACCTCTGCTTGGCTAACTTAGCCTTCTTGAGTATATAATCTATGTTAGGTATTTCTTCTGTACTTTCTATGAATCTAAAATGATCATCTAAAAACTGTATACCTTCATTTAATTCTTCTTGGCTTATTCTTGCGTGTAGACCTATATCAAATGGCTTCCTACATCTCTTCTCAAGTAAACGCCTAATGTGATTTGGTGTTGAATGCTCTGGACTAAACAAAGCAAAGTTCCATCCCTCATTCTCTGCTAAGTTCAATAGTATCTGATCTAGGAAGTTACTCTTACCATGATTGGGTATGCCAGTAATTAGGTTAAATGTACTAGGCATAATCTTATATATTTTATCTAGTTCTTTAAACCCAGTGCTAAGTGCCTTCTGCTCATTGCCATCATAAATGTTTTGCACACTATCGTGATACTCTTTTACACCATGTAATCCATGAACTGGAAACTCTTCTGCGTATTGTATACACTCTTGTAGTATTTGTGTATCATGGGTTATTAAACATTCGTTGGCATCCTTACACTGCCAATCATCAATTCTAGGGAAATTGACAACTTTACAAATGTCTTTACCAAATCTATGAATAAGCTCCAACCTCAACGCCTTGCCATTTTCATCAGCATCAGTAGCTACTATTACTTCGTCAGCATCAAAAATCCATTTAGAATGTTCAAACGCTTTAAACCTCTTGTCATCTTTATGAAACTTGGCTGTCTGAGGTGCTCCATCTGGTAGACTTACTACATTTTGAAACCCAGCTTCATACAATGCTAGTACATCCATTTCACCTTCTACAAATATAACAGACTTAGTGCCAACCTTTTCCCAATGTTTCTTTAACATATCTATATTATACAAACACTTAGTAGCATTTTTTTCCTGCAGAAATCTTTTATCTTTAGTCCTACTTTTGATGTTTACAATGTCTCCATCTAAATAATATGGGAAACATAGCTTTTGATCTTTTGTGAATAACTTAAATGTTTCTGCAGTAGCTTGAGATATCTTTCTATTATTTAACCAAGCAATTGATCCTTGAGATAAATCGTGATTCGCATTTGATACAATTGGTATTGGTGGTGCTACTTCTATTGGCTCTTCTCTAACAACTCTAGGTTGTCTGATTGGTAGATTGGTATTCTCTTTAACTCCACCATTCCATTCACAGTGGTGACACATCCACAGTATACTTTCATGTGTAACTGTTACAGATAGACATGGGTCATGCTTCTTTCGTCTTGTTGGAGAGCATTGAGGACACTTAGTTCTGTAATCGCCCACACTATAACTATTTAAAAATATCCCATTATCCATAGCTTTTTCTATTAATGTTTTTTCATTGTTCATCATTTGTTTATCCTACTAATAAGTTTAAGTTTGTTTTTCGTTGTTTAGGTTGCTCTACATCATTAAATCGCTTTTGCGATAACCAAGTCTTAGCGTGTGGAATAAATCGTTCATCTTTCCCCGATTGCGACTTAGCAAATGATTTTGTCTTAGCTATAAGATTTTCAAAAGATATTTCTTTATCTCTCATAACTATGTGGAACTTCTGTGAAGCTCCAAATTTATTATCGTTTGGTCTATTAGGATACTCTTTCCAAAATATTTCAAACTCCTTACTATATTCTTTTTTATTATGATAGGTTATTGGTGTCGCATTCTGCATGGGGGGTGGGGTAGCAATTTGCGACTGGGTATCTATTTTCAATTTATATATGTTACTTGTTTGTCTGTGATTGTTATTTTCTGTAACTTGAAACCTCTTCTCGACCTCAATAAAATTATTATCTACAAGTCTTTTCAAAGCACGAATCACTGTATCTGTACTACATTCACATAACTCTGCTATCTTCCTATGAGAAGGATAACAACTATTCTCTGCATCAGTAAAGTTTGCCAACACGATTAGAATTAACTTATCTGTGCTACTGCCTACCTTTACTTCTGATGCCCACTTTAACGCTGACCATGACATATAAACTCCCGTTATACCTCTGTTATTATAATTGGTGGATCATATGTAGCTAGTATTTTTTTTCTTAACACATAATCCCTAGTCTTAGTTGCTTTGGACTTAACATCTTCTACTACAACTTCTTCGCCTTTATTGTATCTAAAGTCTGCAGTGTATCTTCCTATCTTAACACCATTGACCATTAGATCAAACTTTGGATGTATTTCTAAGTTAGTTATTTCTCTT